AATGGGTGAAATCAAGCGAGTGCGGCGGCTGGATTGACATTCGCCAAGACAACAAAAGCACCGGCGCATTGATTGCATCGACTCGAGGAATGTTTCCAGAGACAAACGAAGCCGACGCCCGCCTGATCGCCGCATCAAAAGACCTCTACCAAGCCGTGCTGGACTTGCTGCCATTGGCAGAGCATTTGTACGGCATCAAAAGCGACAAAGTAGCGGCCATCCGCGCAATCATTGACGAAGTGCGAGGCGAGAAATGAATCAACCAGTCTGGATTCCAATCGTAAAAAACGATCATTTTGAACCTGAAGGATCGACATTCAACGCCCCATGCTGCTGGTGCAAACACCGCCACGGCGAAGACACAGAACAACCATGCGCCGATTGCGGCCACAACGGGAGCAACCAATGACAAACGTCAAACACGCAGCGATTTTGAACGCACTGCACCTGAATGGCCCGCAAGACTATTTGGCTTTGGAGCGATTGCTTGGGATGTCTGGATTGCATCGACTTGTCAATTATTTGCAACAGCAAGGCTTGATCGTTGGATTGCCAAAAAAAGCCCGCGAGTTACGCCAATACAGGCTGACCAACGAAGGAATGGCAAGGATTGGAAAAATCACAATCCAAAAACAATTCATTTACGAGCCGCTGGTTTTTAAAGAATTTATGCCTGTTCGACCTGGCGCAATGGATGCCATGCAAATCAAGTCGCGGGGGATTGGCGCATGAGTTGGCCATTTCCACCAGCCACGGGCGCTGTGCCGTGGACTGCAAAGCAAATCAAGCAATACAACCAGCAACAGCGCAATCAAATTCCTGATGCGCCGTTTTGAAAGCAAGACATGAATATTACCATTTACACCAAGAGCGCGTGCCCCAACTGCGTAGCCGCCGCACCAGAGAAAGGCGGTGCAGCATGAGCACCGATCAGCAAGTTCTGGATTTTGATGCGTTTGAAGGTGACTTCGGGATGCCCGGCGACAAAGTGTTTACAAACAAGATGGTCGTGGCGCGAAAACCCGGCCCTTGTAGCCACTGCGAAGCTGAGATCGTCAAAGGTGAACGAGTGCGCCGCCAAGTGAGCAAATTTGACGGGGAGTTGATGACGCACAGATGGTGTGCCCTGTGCTGCAAATCAATGAGCGAATACGAAGAGCAGTCATGCGACGAAAATCGCGATGAATTGCCCGACTATGAGCATCGCGCCATGCTTGCCGCCGCGCCAGAGCAGAAAGGAAACTGAAATGAACACACAACCCGAAGCCCTGCGGCTGGCTGATTTCCTAGAAGGTTCGGCCACCCTCCCAAGTGATAAAATAAAAGCCGCCGCCGAACTGCGCCGCCTGCACGAAGAAAACGAGCGCTTGAAAGCCACCCCACCCAACTTGGCTACGCCACTGGCAGCACCGGCTCCGGATGAGCGTAGTTGACGAACAAGGAAATTGAATTTCTCTGTTACGCAGATGGCGCACTTAGGCAAAGGACAGCCACCGAGATGGCCTTTGCAGTCGAATCCAAGCTACGCGAGAAAAACACATGTCCTGATGCAAATAAGCCAGCCACCCCACCCGCAGCACAGCGGCAATGGGTTGGTCTGACAGGTCAACAAAAGAACCTGATCGCTCGCATATCCTTCGATGTGTTTGACGCGATTCACAGAACAGAAACCAAACTCAAGGAGAAGAACAATGGACTCGCTTGAAAGAGAAATTCGCCAATTATTTTGTGACACTGGGCCACTGGAGCGAGACCAAGTAGTTGTGTTGTTGCTCGGTCTTCTTGACCGCGTTCAAGAACTCGAAGCCAAACTCAAGGAGAAGAACGCATGACAGCCCACGGAACAGAAGCCAGAGTCTGCCAAGACATCGCAAAACGCCAGCGGCTTGGCCTGAAAAAATATGGCGTCAGCATTGAGCAAAACCAACTAAACCTCAAAGAATGGCTGCATCACCAGTATGAGGAGCTTCTGGACGCTGCAATTTACTGCAAACGCGCCATTGAGGAACTGGAAAAGCAAGACGCCTACTGTGAAAATTTAAAACAAATGGCCAATTCTGTAAGAATACAGCCATGAGCAAATCACGCCATCCTGAAATCCGTCTGCTTTTGCGGCAATTTGATGATGGCATGACTGCCCGCAGTATTTCCGAATACATCGGCGCGAGCCAGACTGTCGTTTATAAGAGCCTCCAGTCAATGCCAGACGCCTATATCGACAGATGGGCGAACAACCCAGGAGCAAGAGGTCAGTTTGAGTCGGTCTGGTGCGTGATCGTGCCGCCTGATAATTGCCCACACCCAAAGGATTAGCGCATAAAATGCCGACAGATTGGCGGGGCTTTCCAACTTTCAGACGAGGCCGCCCACTTGTCAAAAAGCCCAAATGCCAGACCAGCGCTACCCGCAAGAGAACTCATAGCGCTGCGAGGTCAATCACCGGAAAGCCGCAAGTAGTAAGGTGTTAATTTGGGAACGGGCCATAACAAGGAAAGAATATGAGTTTGACGCCGAAACAGGAGAAATTCGCACAGTGCATTGCTGATGGCATGACTCAAGCTGACGCATACCGCACGGCCTTCAATGTCAAGCCAGAAACCAAGCAGCCGACAATCCATGATGCGGCCAGCAAGATCATGGCAAAGTCAGAGGTTTCACGTAGGGTTGCCGAACTGCGCGAGAAGCTGACGCAAAAAGCCCTTTGGACGCGAGAAATGAGCGTTCAGGCGCTTTTGGAAGCGTACCAAGAGGGCAATGGGGCAGTGAAGGTTTCAGCCGTCAAAGAGCTAAATGCCATGCACGGATTTAATGCGCCACAAAAGGTTGACTTGATGAACAGCGATGGCAGCATGAAGCCGACTGTCATCCGAATCATTGCCAAGCAGTGACCGAAGCAAAGATTGAACTTCCACCAAAGCTAGTCCCGCTTTTCGCCAAAGAGCGAGGCGAACTGCAATACAGGGGCGCTCACGGTGGGCGCGGGTCTGCCAAGTCGTTCTCGTTTGCCTTGATGGCCGCAATCTGGGGCTATGCTGAGCCGATCAGGGTTTTGTGCGCTCGTGACTTGCAGGCCAGCATTAAAGAGTCGTTTCACGCTGAACTGAAGGCGGCCATAGCCACCTACCCATGGCTTGAGGCCGCATACGATGTTGGCATTGACTATTTGCGCGGCCACAACGGCACAGAGTTTATTTTTAGGGGCTTGAGGCACAACACTGGGTCGATCAAGTCGCTGGCAAAGATTGACTTAACCATCGTTGAAGAAGCCGAAGACGTGCCTGAGCAATCTTGGCTGGCGCTGGAGGCCACGGTTTTCAGGCGTCCGAAGTCTGAGATGTGGGTTGTCTGGAATCCTCGATTGGATGGGAGTCCGGTTGATGCCAGATTCAGAAAGAATCCGCCAAAGGATTCCATGATTGTGGAGATGAACCACGGGGACAACCCTTGGTTTCCGGATGGCCTTGAGAAACTGCGCAAGCACCAGCAATCAACGCTTGACCCGGCCACCTATGCCCATATCTGGGAAGGAACTTACCTGCAAAACAGCGATGCCCAGGTGCTGGCCCGCAAGGTCAAAGTGGCTGAGTTTGTGCCTGGTGCTGACTGGGATGGCCCTTACCACGGCGCAGACTGGGGATTTGCGCAAGACCCGACAACGGCTGTCAAGTGCTGGATTCACGCCGGGAATCTCTACGTCGAGCATGAGGCCTACAAGGTGGCGCTTGAGATTGACGAGACAGCGGATTACCTCAAAAAATGCGTGCCTAGCATTGAGAATCACGTCATTCGGGCTGATTCCGCACGGCCAGAGACAATTAGCTACCTGAAGCGAAAAGGGCTTTCACGCATTGAGGCGGTGAAAAAATGGCCCGGCTCAGTGCAAGATGGCATCGCCCACATGAGGGGTTATTCTGAAATTGTCATTCACCCTCGATGCGCTGAAACGGTCAAAGAGTCGCGGCTTTACAGCTACAAAGTGGACAGGCTGACTGGCGACATCATGCCTGATGTGGTGGACGCGCACAACCATTGCATAGACGCGATCAGGTACGCTTTGGCACCACTCATCAAGGCTCCAAAGGCCGACATCGTTATGGAATTTTTGTGATTCATCCTAAAATGCCGCAAAACTGAGGATTGCCCAATGACAGCACCAACGCTTAAAATTTCCGAACTGGCACTGGCCGCGCACCTGCAAGGTGATGAATACATCCCAATCGTGCAGAACGGTGTGACGGTTAAAGTTCCCGTGTCTGAGGTTATGGGCCAAGACATGATCCCGGTGGTCAACAAGTCTGGCGTGACGATCACCAAAGGCGATTTGGTTATGGCCGCAGGGTCAGACGGAAACAGCGGGAAAATCAAGGGCGCAAAGTCGGCCACAAACACCAATCCAATTTTCATTATTGGCATTGCTAAGGCGTCAATTGCAAACAACGCAACGGGCTTGGTCACGACATTTGGTGAGATTATCGGCATTGATTGCGATGGATCGGTTGCCAGCGAGACATGGGTGGATGGCGATGTTTTGTACCCGCATCCAACAATTGCCGGTGGCCTGACAAAAGGCACTCACACAATTGAGTTGCCAATTGCCATGGTTTTAAGTGCTGGCAACAATGGCGTGCTTTTCGTGCGCCGATAAGGGGAAAACATGGCAGCAGAATACGACATCACCATTCGGCAGGGCTCAACCTTCCTGCAAAACCTCATCTGGAAAGATTCCGAAGGCGTGCCCGTTGACCTGACCGGCTATACCGCGCGGATGCAGATCCGCCAAGGCGTTTGCAATCCTGACGTCATTGTTGAACTGACAACCGAAAACGATCGGATCACGCTTGGCGGCGTGGCTGGCACGATTGTCCTGGAGATCGACGCAGACACCACAGCGGCAATCACTGCCGGATGCGGTTTATATGATCTGGAGCTTGAATCGTCCAGCGGCTTTGTCACGGCCATTCTGTACGGCGCTGTGACGTTTGAGCGCGAGGTGACGCGATGACAGACCAAGTGGTTATCACTGAGGATGGGACTGTTGTTGTCACGGAGCAGGTGACGCAGACCATTGAGATCATTGGCGCTGGCCCTCAAGGCCCACAACGGCGATGGCACGCTGACGATTTACTACGGCGATGGCCAATCGACCACAACCAGCGATTTGACTGGGCCACAAGGCGCAACAGGTGCAACTGGCCCACAAGGGCCACAAGGCATCCAAGGCGCAACCGGTGCAACGGGGCCAAAAGGAGACACCGGCGATCAGGGGCCACAAGGCATCCAAGGCATCCAAGGAATTCAGGGGGCCACCGGTGCGACTGGAGCCACGGGCGCAACCGGTGCAACTGGCGCTGATGGTGATTCGGCCTATGAGGTCGCAGTCGAAAATGGATTTGTCGGCACTGAATCGCAATGGCTGGCATCACTTGTCGGCCCACAAGGCCCGCAAGGCATCCAAGGCGAGAC